AAAATTATATGTCTTATTACTGAAATTATCTACAACAGCGTAGTATTTCGTTGTGTCTAAAGTCGTTAAGCGTTGTGATGTATCGAAAACAATAGAATAAGGGTAAAATAGCGGGTCTTTGGTGAATGTTACCTCCCTTTCTTTTAAGTACGCCACCTCTGTCCAGTTGTCCGTATCTAACCAATCGGCATCAAGAATCGTTGCTCCGGTATAATTGTAGTATCTTATCTGACCAATCGAAACATCCAAAAAGCGAACGGTAATATTTAACGCTCTACCCGTCAGGTTCGTTATAGCATCTGTAAGATTCGTATAAGACGAGTAACGAACGAAGCCTTTTATTGTCGCCCCGTCCTCACCATCTGAAGAAGCGAAAACAGGATTACCGGAAACAAGTAAGTACCGCTCATTGGAGAGCAGAATATTCATTGGGCTTAGACGTAGGTTATATTCCCCACCGATACTGTTTCTTAAATAGTAGTCTTTGTTTAGCGTTGCTTGATTATAGGCATCGAAAGCGTTAATGTCAAAGATGAATATATCTGTCGAATAGGCCTGTTTTTTAGTTGAAGATTTCCGGAGCTTATCCAGCGTTTCCTCAATTTCATACGGAGAGGCTTTAAATGGACTAACAAGATCGAGTTCTTTTTCGTCATCGGAGAGCTTGAAAACATTCTCGCAAAATATAGACTTTTCGGCATCGTTATTTACCTTATACCCAACACGAACAGATCCGTAAACGTGCTCATTCGAGTACTCAAAAACGGGGTTATTAATCGGGACAAGCGTACCGCCTAAAGTGCCGGAGAAAAGCTTATCCACGTAATCCACCGTTACCGTAGTGCCCGAAACAGACATCGCAGCTCCTGAACACCTCAAAGACTTCTTTATGTCGTCTAACGTCAGGGAGAGCTTTGCCTCTAAGGACCGAGCCAGACAGGATTCAGAGGCTAAAAACAGAGTGTCGGGAATATTATAAACAAGCGTGCAAGGCGTAATCTTTGCCAATAGAGCCGTAAGAGCTTGCTTTTGCGTCATACCATAGACCATGTAATTAGAATAAAGAGATTCTGTGATGTAAGAAAATGAAAGCCGTGTTCCCTCATAGGAATGCACCTTACTTTTTTTCTCGCTCGTCATCTCAAGAACTAAGGATTCATTAACATTCAGGTTAATAATTTGACTATATTCTGCGCTGTCCTCAAAGATGTAAAGGTAATCACCAGTCTCGATAAATGAAAGTTGTACTCTATTCGTATAACGCCATTCTTTTATCGTACTAACAAGTGTTCTTGCTGTGTATTTATTCAGCCTCATCTTATAAGTAGATGCATCCCTTAATCGGGTGTCTAATATCACTATCTTTCCAAGTTTATACTTTATTGTATAATTGCCGGAATAAAGTGATGTTGCTCCCATCTTGTCAGCAAAGAGCAAACGATCAGTTGCTGTGCGTTTAACAAGAACCCCCGGGATGACAGTACTCGGTGAATCGAAGGAAACCAAAGCGGGAGCAAAGACATTCTCAATATCCCTCGATAGTCCCGTGTAAAGAAGTGTATAAGCATCAGGGTTTGGTGAGTGTGTTGCCTGAATAGGTACATCAATATCGTATTTCACAGACGCATTATCAACTAATTTCTTTCTTATACTGTTCTCAATAAATGAAAGTCGTATTCTTTCCCGTTCCTCTCGATAAGTCGTCATATCTGCCGTAAACGTGGCAATCTCTGAGTATGTCCAATCGTTATTTCGCTTTGAGAATATCAGCTCAAGGTCTTTGCCTGCGCTACGCGCTTCGGAAATGATTTCAAGATGCGCAAATTCAAGTTCAGAGGTTATCTCACGGTCGGCAACTAAGTCCTGACGGGTAATAGCTATCTCGAAGTCGGGCCAATTATACGGCTCAACGTCGGCAGTCTTATACCCTTGATGAGTAACACCGGAAGTATCAACCCAAGATAGTGTGCTTTTATACCTCAGCGTGAACTTGTTTTCTTTTGGCATCATAAGCCGCTAATGTATAACGTAAGACAATAAAATTAAGAAATATCATAGATGCGATCACTACAAGGATAAGAACAACAGCTTTCCAGATAGGTATCGCAAGAATAAGAGCAACGACCACGCCAACGGCTAAGCCGAAGATTGAGTAAGGAAGAAAAGAAAGTAAATATTTCATAGTTTGCGTGCAAAAATTAGTTTGTCCATTAATCGTTCCTTTGGCATCTGAAAGGTCTTGCCCTCCTCGATTGCTATCAGTTTATCGAGTTTCTTTTCCAGAGTTTTGGTGGAAAAGTTCAACCCAGCATTCACCATCACCATCTTGGCTATCGCTTCATTGTTCAGGTTTGAGGCATCAGGGAAGACCGTAGAGCCACGCTCGAGGTGTACGAGCGTTGGAGTATCTGGGGTTATGTAAACCTCGCCACGTGGCGTTAAAACAACCTCTTTGCGCTTCTCGCCAACAACAGCTAATCCCGTTTCTTTCATTTCGCCCCCCTCCTCGAAGTAAGGAATCGACTGAGCAGCGATAAGAGCTGTTGCCGTTACAGCCTCAGCAAGATAAAGCGGAGTAAGAACACCCATAACATTAGTGGGGCTGGAAATCTTCAACGCAGCATTAATCCAAACCTTAGCCAATGCCATTGCCTGCTCAAGAAGGAACTTCCGACGCTCGGCTTCCTCTCTTCGTTTCTCAATCTCTTGTTCCCTCTTTTCTGATTCGAGTTCGATAGCTTCTTTTTGTGCTTCGTATTCCTCTTGCGTCATTAAAGATGAATCGTACTGGCTTTGTATAACCTCCAGCCTTTTATCTTTCACCCTCTCTTGTTTCTCCAATTCCTTATCCAATTGTTTGTCGTACCACTCGAAATATGATTCCCAAACCTCCTTTAGGGCATCCTTCGTGTTTTCCGCTATCCCCTTTTGTAAGTCTTTCTTTCTGTTCTGTACTTCGTTTTCCAACTCGATACGCTGTTCGGCAGATAAGCGTTCTTCCTCAATTATAATACTGTTCAACTCAGCCTGTGTGTCGATATATTCCTGTGTGCCCTCTTTGTACATACTCAGCTTGTGTTCAACGAAAGCCTTTTGCAGATTCAGTGATTCACGTTCATATTCCTGTTGTAACCTAAGTATTTTTATTGCGTTATCCTCACCAAAGAAGATATCCAGCATATTCGTGTCGGAGTATTTCTTTTCGAGTTCTTTGTATTTCTCATCCATTAAGGCTTGCTGTTCCTCTAATTGGATATCCAGATCCCGAATTGTATCTTTATAGCCGTCTAAGGTGATGCTCCGTATGTCAGATATGCGCTCAATCTCTAATTCTTTGACAGTTTTATTATACTCGTCTTGCGCCTTTACTAAAGCTCCTTTGTGGTTATTATCCAGTATCTCGATATCCGCCGTGTGGTTTCTCTGCGCTTTTTCGTATTCCTCTAAAGATAGTTTCCCCTGTTCGTATAGTTTTTTGTTTCCTTCTAAGGTCTTATCTATCCGTTTCCTATCAACACGAAGTTTCTCATCGGCATTTCTCTTCGCAACCTCATAATCTGCTTTAGCTAAAGCAATAGAATTAGTATAAAACTCTTCGGCTGCCCGCATCCTTGTAAGATAAGAGTTCACCTGACCATCGGCCATTTCCCTGCTCTTTTTCAACTCCAACTCGGTAAGTTCTTCAACTATTCTCCCCCGTATCTCCGAATAAGCCTGTTCACGTGTGATGATCTCACGGGCTATGCGTTCCCTGTTCTTGTACTCATCCCCAATCTTAAGCCCATTTTCTTTGAGTATTCTATAATACTCGTTCATCGTCTTTTCATATTCCTCCAACTGCTCACGGGCTTCTGTTTCGGCTTTCTTTGCTCTTTTCTCACGGCTCTTTAATATGGTATCGTCAATATATACTAAATCTTTTGCGTGTTTCCAGGCCTGCTTCCAGTTAAGATTTGTTACATCCAGAATTATCTGCCCATAAAGAATAACAGCATTTCCCATTTGTTGATACCACTTAACCTCATCCTGAGCCCGAAGACCAACGGCTTTAGAAGCGTTCTTTGATGCTAATTCAACCTGTTTATTTGCTAAAGCCATAGAAAGCATAGCATCAAGATAACCCTCTTTCTTATTCGTTACATCCTCGATAGCAGCGTTTAAATCTTCCTGTGAGCCGAAAGTATCGCCCAATTCTTTATTGTATATCTCTAAAGCCTGAGAAGCTGTTAGAACACCGTTCTTATAACCATCAAAAGCGGATTCAACCTTAGCGATATTCTCAACAGCCGCCATATATTCCTCGTTGCCCTTTTTCAGGGAAGCGATAAACTCATTATTCGCCTGCTCGGCAGCACTTAATTTACCTATAAGCTTAACAAGGTCATCGCCAAAAAGAACAAGTAACGTGGTGGCAAGGATAAGAACAGTATTCATAGAAAGCAAGGACTTACCCATAGTCTTAAAGGCATAGCCCCAGCCTTTTTCTTTCCCCGTAACGTTATCTATCTGCTTCGCTAACTGAGCAAGGCCATCATAGAGCATCGGTAGGTTATTCGACAGCGACATAAAGCCTATGCGTGCCCCCATTGCAAAGTTGGGAAGCTCCCGCATAACCTGTGTCATCTGGAACGTGGAATTATAGGCATTGTTCATCCCCGAACCAACTTGCATCGTGCTTGCATTAAGCTTAAACAAGTCAGTACCTAACTTTGTGGCGTTAGCTTTGGCATCAAGGAATTTCTTTGACGTAAGATCACCAGCGGCAGCCATATCCAGCATCTCCTTGCGGGCTAAGTTATAAGCCTGCACTAATTGAGCATAAGCACCTACTTCATTTTGTTTGGCTTGTACCGTGCCACGTGTGCTTGCGTTTAAGCTTTTAATCTGTGCATCAAGCTCCTGAACCCTTAGCTTTGCTTCTTGGTACTTCGTTGACGTGGTATCACCAGCCGCGGCCATATCCAACATCTCCTTTTTAGCAATGTTATAAGACGATACAAGATTTTGATACGAGCCAACCACTTCATTCGTGGCTTTTATCTGTTCACGTTCAGCCCGGGTAAGAGCATCCAAACTGACCTTTCTTTCTTTTATCTGTCTATCTAAATTTAGCTCCTTTTGAATCCGTTGATCGGTTATGGCGGCAATCTTATTCTCAAGCTCTTCGATTTTCTTTAATGCACTAATTAGCTGATCGGATTCTTTGCTCCTGGGCAACCTTACACCAATAGACGACATCTTCGCACCTACACTTTCAAGCATAGATTCTAACTTCTGAACCTGATCAAAAGCCTCTTTACTTACTACGTTGTCTATTATTCCTTGATTCATATTCTTCTCGTGCTAAATTCTCTACCTGTATGTACTCTGAGAGCATCATTGACCTGTCAACAACATACCCGTTTTTGCGAAGAACAACGATAGAACGCTCGAAGTCAGCCCGGGTTATGCTGTCCTCTGTCTTTTTCTTCTTTAGCTCGTTAATCTCCTGCTCCATTCCCTTGAGAACAGATACGCATTTTGCGATAGCTTTCTTTCTGTCATCTTTTTTCGTGATGATAAGGCTCTTTCTTAGTACAGAGCGTGCCACCTCACTATCCTTGTACCTTAATATCGTGTAACAGGAAAAAATTATAGTATGCCGCTCGATTAACCTGTTCAACCGCTCCCGTTTGTTCTTCGATACCTTGACATCGGGGTTTGTCGTTAACTCGGTGTACTGGTCTATTAAATGAGCGTAGGCTTCAACTAATTTGCGCGTCGGAATAGGTAGGTTCACTTTCTTAAGTACGTGCAACTTCTTATCGCAAACCAGCGTAATATAGTCGGCAAGCGTGATCGTATATACGTCTTTAAGAAAAATGCTCATTGAAGCGTTGCTTTAGTTTAGTAAAAACTAATTTTGATAATTCCTCTAACGAGTCCTCGGCAAGCAGAAGAACCTCATCGCCATATCTTGCTATTAACTCATCGCGCTTCCAGTCTTTTGCGTCAATCTCAACAGAACCCTTGTAAGCTGTTGCAAAGATAGATTCCCAAAACTCGCCCGTGTCTATTAACGCTATGCGATCACCCAAGAGAATACCACCCGTTTGTTTCTTTATTAGTTTTGTCGTTTCCTTATAAAGAGGCAGTAGTGTTCCATCGCCACGTCTGCCCTCGGCCAGTTGTCGCTCTATAAGCTCAACGACTTGTTTTTCATTCTCATTGATTATCTCCTCAATCTCCGTCAGAAGGTTGAACGTCTTCAATTTGCTTAGGTATTCGCTTATATTCATTACGTGCCTCCCATACTTCTTCCCTCTGCTCCTCTGTCAAATGTGCGAAGTCCCGCCAAAACTTCGTCTTTGTAACACGTTTAAGGTAAGTGAGAGAAAAGCTCCCCCACTTACCTACTTTAAGAGTTTCCATTAAGTCCCAGGAACGGTAACTTTCAGAACGTTACTTTCGTAACCTCCCGTTGTCTTCGAACCAATCGGATTGGTGAGTTCTATCAAATCAGCAGGGGCGGCAAGGCTGACAAGATAAGTAGAACCGGCAGACAGAGTGGCAGCAATAGAGACGGTGCTTCCGGATACGGTAACCCCAGAAGGGGTTATAGCAGCACCCGT